GGTCGAACGCTAGATCACTCAAATTGATGCGGAGCTGCGCCGAGTTGTCGCCGCCGATCCCGTTCTGGCGCGTCGCTTCGATATCCTGATGTCCATTCCCGGCATCGGTCCGGTTCCGGCGATTGCACTGATTGTCGAGATGCCGGGGCTGGGCAGGATGAACGGGAAGGAGGCTGCGAGCCTCGCCGGCCTCGCCCCGATCACGCGCCAGTCTGGCAAGTGGAAGGGCAAGGCCAAGATTGGCGGAGGCCGCGCCCTGCTACGTCGTGCCCTGCATATGCCGGCACTCGTTGCCACGCGCCATAACCGGCAGCTCGGCAAGACATATCAGACGCTCTGCACAGCCGGAAAGCCCGCGAAAGTCGCGATCACCGCCGTCATGCGCAAACTTCTGATCCTCGCAAACACCCTGATCCGCGATGACCGGAAATGGTCTGAAATCAACCCTTGAACAAGACGGATACTTCTGATGTTTGCAGTGGGCGCGGCGATCGATGTCTTGTTCGGGGACCCAAACCTCGCCCGTGAAGCGGTCTACCGCGTCCAGGGCACTGGCGATCCGGTCGCCATCCGGGTCATCGCTCGCCGTCCCGACCACGTATTCGACTTCGGAGACACCCGCGTCCACACGGAGACCTCCCTGTTCGATGTTCGTGTCTCCGAGGTCCCGAGCCCGCGTCCCGGGGACGCCCTTGAGGTCGATGGCGAGACGTTCGTCGTCCAGGGCGAACCGGTGCGAGACAGCGAGCGGCTGATCTGGACCTTGGATGCGAGGCCGTCGTGATTTGCGGCCGCTCCGTATGCGTTCCCCATCGGATTTTCCATGAAGCTCGCCGCCACCATCGCCGGTTCCATCAAGGCCGATCTGCAGGCCGAGATGCGCGGCATCGAAAAAGCCGTGGCCGCCGGCGTCAAGGAGGCCGGCGACGGTCTCAAGGGGAGCTTGCGCAAGCAGGTGGTTTCCGTCGGGCTCGGAACAAGGCTCGCCAGGACCTGGCGGAGCCGAGCCTATCCGAACAAGGGTCATGACGCGGCGAGCCTGGTCTGGTCGAAGGCGCCTCAAATCATTCGCACCTTCGACGAAGGAACGGTGATCCGGAGCAAATCCGGCTTCTGGCTCGCCATTCCGACGCCAGCGGCGCCGAAGCGCGGGGTCGGTGGCAAGCGCATCACCCCGGCCAACTTTCCGGAGCATCGCTTCGGGCCGCTGCGGTTCGTCTACAGGGCGCACGGTCCCTCGCTGCTGGTCGTCGACAGCGTCCGTGTTAGCGCCAAGACCGGTCGGGTGGGACGACGCGCAAAAGGGGGTGCATTCACCAGGACCGGCCGGATGAAGGCCGGCATCGCCACGGCGGTCATGTTCCTGCTGGTGCCTCAGGTGCGGATGCCGAAACGGTTGGACGTGCGGCGGGCGGCGGAGCGCTGGTCGCGGCGGCTGCCGTCGTTGATCGGTCGGCATATGCAATCGGAGTGAGACCTTGGCCGCAAGCAAGACCGAGCAGATCCTTGAGGCGCTCAGGGCGGGTCTGGAAACCGTGCCGGGCGCCAAGGTGGAACGCAACGCCGTGGTGCCGGAGAAAATCCCCGCAGGCGGCCTGATCGTCCTCCGCGATGGCGATCCGGGCGAGCCGGACACGGCGCTGGGCGGTTTTGGAAACGCCTACTACAGCCACGCGATCGAGGTCGAGGTCTACGTCGAGGCGGGCGATGCGGCCTTCGACGCCCTGCTCGGCGAGATCGGGGCCGTGCTCGATGCCGATCCGACGCTCGGCGGCCTCGCCTTCGGCATGACCTATGGCCGTCCCGACGTCGACGCCGAGGCGGTGGCCGGCGCGCCGGCGATCAAGACCGGCACCATCATTGTGACTGTCGAGTACGAGACCGTGAGCCCCCTCGGCTAACCACCGGGGGCCGAGTTCCTACCAATATCAGGAGACCATGAGATGGCCCGATCCTACGGCGCCAACGCGTCGCTGTTGCTGAAGCGGGAGACCGCCTACGGCACAGAGGCCAGTGGCAACTATGTGCGCATGCCCTTCAACCGCTGCTCCCTCGGGAGCGAACAGGGGTTGATCGATGATCCGGTGCTGGGCCAGGGGCGGGATCCCCTGGCGCCGCTTCAGGACGTGATCAACGACGAAGGCGACATCGTCGTGCCCGTCGATCCCCGCTACCTCGGCTTCTGGTTGACCGGGCTGCTTGGCGACCCGGCGACGACGGACAATCTCGACGGCACCTTCGATCACGTCTTCGCCTCGGGCGCCCAGGACATCCCGAGCTTCTCCATCGAGGTCGGTCAGCCTGAGGTGCCGGCCTTCTTCATGCACACCGGCGTCAAACTCGATTCCATTGCCCTCGAGTTCCAACGCTCGGGCGCGGCGGCGGCCACCATCGGCGCCGTGGCCCAAGGGGAGACCCGATATGGCGCATCGCAGGGCGGCACGCCATCCTCGCTCGCCTTCTCGCGCATCAGTCAGTTCCAGGGCTCGATCACGCGGGGCGGCACGCCCGTCGGCAACTTGACCGGCGGCTCGCTGACCTACACCAACAATCTCGAAAAGATCGAGACCATCCGCTCCGATGGCTTGATCGATGGCGCCGACCCGACGGTGGCAGCGCTCACCGGCCGCATCGACGTGCGCTTTGCCGATACCGGACTGATCGACGATGCGGCAAGCGGCACACCGGTGGACCTGGAGTTCGGCTATACGCTGAGCGCCACCGCCAAGGTCCTGTTCACAGCCCACGAGGTCTACCTGCCCAAGCCCAAGCTGGCAGTGGAGGGCCCCGGCGGCGTACAGGCGAACTTCGATTTCCAGGGTGCCAAAAACGATGCCGCCGGGCGCATGCTGACGGCAACCCTCATCAACGACCTGGACGGGACGGAGTACGCATGATCTCTCTCAAGCAACAGACCGAGCCTTATGACATCGAGCTTCCCTATGGCGTCACGGTCGGGGGTCGAGGACGATCCGCCGGTCACGCCCGAAAACGTAGCTGCCGTCATGGAGCTCTATCCCGTCGGCGAGCGGTTCTTTCAGGAGTTCACGCTGAGGCAGGTGCTCCTGAACGCGGCAAAAAACGCATGCACGCCCTCTGCCGCTGGCATTTCCGGCCAGGCGGAGGGCCCGGATACTGTGAAGGGTGCAGGATCGAGCAAGCGTCGTGCGCGAACGGCAAAGTGAAATCAGGCGAACGCCTGTGCCCCTATCGCGAATACGCACTCCAGACACCGGAGGAGCACCAGACCTGGGACGTGCTCGTGACCTGTCTCGGTCAGCTCCGGCTCGCGCCATCGGGTCAGGTCATTGGCATTGATCTCGGCGTCGCCATGAAGATTGCGGAGGCGCGCGGATGTGATCCCGGCGTCGTCTCCGAACTGCTGCAAGCGGCCGAGGCCGGACTGGTCGAGGCGTTTAACGACAAGGATACCGATTGATGGCCAAGGCGAAGCATACCTATGCCGTTCGCCTGGCGGTCGAGGGCGGCGGCAAGGTCAAGGCCGAGCTGGTTTCCGTCGGGCAAAGTGGCGAGCGATCGCTGAAGAAGATCGACGCGGCCGGCACAAGGGCGTCGCGCGGTCTCTCCAATCTGACCGACCGGGCCAAGACGCTACGGGTCGGCATGCGGGCCCTCGGCGGTGCGCTTGCCGGCGTCGCCGCGGTCGGTGGTCTGGCGACCTTGATCGACCGGTCCATCAGCGCCGCCGACGCGGTGGGCAAGACGGCCGACAAGATCGGCGTCGGCGTCGAGGCCTTGCAGGAATTGCGCTACGCCGCGCAGCTCGCCGGCGTCGAGCAGCGCACCATGGACATGGCCTTGCAGCGGTTTACTCGGCACGTCGCCGAGGCGGCCAAGGGGACCGGCGAGGCCAAACAGGCGCTGGCTCAGATGGGCATCGCGCTCAAGGACCAGCACGGCAACATCCGACGTTCCGAAGACTTGTTGAACGACGTGGCGGAGGCTTTCAAGCGGACCACCGATCCGGCGGAACGGCTGCGGCTGGCCTTCAAGCTGTTCGACAGCGAGGGCGTCACCATGGTGAACATGCTGGTTGGTGGTGCCGAGGCCTTGGAGGCGACGAGACGCCGAGCCCGCGACCTCGGCATCGTTCTCGACGAGGACTTGGTGAGAAACGCCGAGAAGGCGCGAGACGAGCTCGACACGCTGGGCAAGGTGATTTCCGCCAATCTGACCCGCGCTGTGCTCGATCTGGCGCCGGTCATTGCCGATGCGTCTTCGGAGCTGGCCGATCTCGCAAGTAGTGCCGGCGTGGCCTATGAGCAGCTCAAGCTCCTGGCCCAGGGGGATTTCAACTTCGAGGGCCTGAGCCTGCGGAGCACCAAGGCGATCGTCGAGGACCTGCGCGAGGACGGTCGCGCCTTGCGCGCCGAGCGGGACGCCCTGGGCGACGGCGTGCTCGACGATATCCGCCGCCGCTACGTCGAATGGCAGCTCGAGCGCAAGGAACGGGCACTCCAGCAGTGGCAGGCCAAGCTCGCCTGGATGCAGCGGGACCAGGGGGATGGGCGGACGCCACCGTCGACGGATACCGGCACGACGTCCGATGCCATCGAGGCGGATATTCGTGCGGTCCAGGAGCGGGCCCGGCGTATCGCCCAGATCGAGAAGGACCTGCAGAAGCAGTTGTTCGACGCCACCCACGAGGGGGCCGGTCGCATTCGGGCGGAATACGAACGCCTGGTCGCCGAAATGCAGACTCTGATCGCGCCGGATGCCAGCAATCTGGAGAAGGTCGGCGAGATCATGGCGCAGGCCGCCGCCGTCCGCGACGCCAAGCTGGCCCGTCTTGCCGCCAAGGAGCGGGAGGCCGCCAACCAGATCGCCGAGGCCAACCGGAAGATCATCGAGGGG